CTTGTAATGATTACCTCAAATGTTCATTATAAACGATTAGTATTATTTTATCGATTTTACACAACCATGAATAGAAATATTGCTGAGTACAAAATCAAACTTAACGATATTTATCGTAAAAGTTATGACAAAGAAATGTGGGAACGTGTGGGTAACACTATGTACAACAAAATGAAACAACCAGAAATTTTTATTCCATTAGCATCTATTGTGAGCATGATATTAATATCGTACAAAACTTACAAGAAAATGATGCCGCAAGGAGATGTATCTGAGGAAGTTGGAACGAGACCAATTGAAGAATTGAATGGTAGGGAAAATGTTTGGTACAATAATGCAATGGATTTATCTAGTGCAAATTTCTCCAGAGAAAGTTCATCTTCTAAAAGTATGGAATTCACAGAATTCTGTAAGAAAATTGGAGAAAATGTTTCTTCGGTTAGGATATTTGGTGAGAGAGGGAATGAGACCCGTGGTGGTAAACTTGTCGCTTTAGGTGGTCACATTTATATGACTAATAATCATATCGTACCAGATTTATCTGAAGGAGGATCGATTGATATCAAATATACGCACAATACGGGTGTTAATGCCAATATGAAATTTAATGTTAGTGAATCAGACGTTCATAGAATTCCAAATAAAGATATAGTCTTCCTAACATTGAGATCATTACCCCCAAAGAAAAAGATAATTCAATATTTCCAGTTGGGTGAATCCAATGGCGTGTTCAACGGTTTTTACGCTTCAAGAAAGAAAGATGGGAATTTCTTTTTAAACTCTGTTAAGAAAATAAAACTGTTACCCTCATCTAATGTAAAGCATACTCGGTTTGATATTGATTGTACAAATAATCTATGGAGTGGAATGTGTGAGGAAGTCACTGTAGATGGAGACTGTGGGACACCTTTGATTATAAATAGTGCTTATGGTTATTCTATAGTAGGTATACATTTCCTTGCAAATGAACTGAATAAAGGTGAAACATATGCTATAAACATAGATGGAAATTTTGTGAATATGATCTACAATAAACTTAATCAGTTCAATGTCTCATCAGGTGATTTCTCAAATATATCAAGTGATACAAAGAAGCGAGTAGTTGGCGATTTGCACAAAAAATCAGTTTTCAGATATTTGCCTGAGGGAAACGCACACGTTTATGGTTCATTCACAGATTTTAGAGGTAAAACAGGCTCTAGTGTTATTAATACACCTATGAGTAAATTTCTCACTCCTGATTATAAAATCAAATATGGTAAACCAGAAATGAAATCTTGGGTTCCTTGGCATATTGCAGCGAAAGAGTTGGTAAAACCGATCACCACATTAGATTCTGGTTTATTGGAAAGATGTGCAGCCGGATATATTAATGATGTGTTAAAATCAGTCGATACTGATAAAATCAAACAAATGTTGCACCCATTAGATAACTTTACAGCAATCAATGGTGCTCAGGTTGCTTACATAGATAAGATTAATAGAAATACTAGTGCTGGCAACCCTTGGAAAATGAGCAAAAAATTCTTTATGAATACTATACCTCCACAACATGGTATGCTTGATCCTGTAGAAGTAAATGATGAAATAATGAATAGGGTTGATGATATCATATTGAGATATAAGAAAAATGAACAAGCTCACCCCAATTTTTGTGCCCATTTGAAAGATGAACCAGTTACGCATAAGAAATCAAAAATCGGAAAAACAAGAGTTTTTACAGGGGCTCCATTTGATTGGACCATAGTAGTAAGAAAGTATTTATTATCATACACACGATTGGTACAAAATGAAAGATTAGCATTTGAGTCCGCTCCAGGAACAATAGCTCAATCCATTGAATGGCAAGAAATGTACGATTACATTGTTTTGCATGGTGAGGATAATATAGTTGCAGGAGACTACAAAGCTTTCGACAAGAAGATGAGTCCCAAAGAAATACTATTAGCTTTCGATGTTATAATAACTTTTTTGAAAATGTCGGGAAATTATACGGAAGAAGATATACAAGTGGTTCGTTGCATAGCTGAAGATACAGCGTTTGCTTTAGTCGATTATAATGGGGATCTTATCCAACTTTTTGGATCTAATCCATCAGGTAATCCATTGACTGTCATCTTGAATGGTATTGTGAATTGTATTCGTATGCGCTATGTTTATGCTTTATTAAATCCTGGAAAAAGTGTTGATAGCTTTAAAGAAAATGTGAGTTTGATGACATATGGTGATGATAATATTATGTCTGTGAATGAAAAGACCCCTTGGTTTAATCACACGGCAATTGCTAATCAATTCGCTGAATTGGATATTGTCTACACCATGGCAGATAAAGAGGCTGAAAGTGTGCCGTTCATAAACATTAATGATGCTTCTTTTTTGAAGAGAACATGGAGAAGAGATGAGGATCTAGGGTGCATGGTGGCACCATTAGATCATGACTCTATAGAGAAGATGTTGATGGTTTGGAACAAATCTAAAACTATCACTGAAGAAGCTCAAGGTATAGCAGTTATATCAACTGCTTTGAGAGAATATTTCTTTTATGGTAAGGATGTCTTTTTGGAAAAGACTGAACTATTTAAGAAACTAGTGAAGGACCTAAATTGGGATATTTGGGTCGAAGATAGCACATTTCCCACGTTCGAGGAATTGTGTGATAGTTTTAAAAGGAGCTCAAAACATTGTGATTCTTTTAACATTTACTTTCCCATGGGGAGTGATTAGAACAACAGGTTTTTATTTATTTTAATCTGTATAAATATTTATGGTATCGTCCTCCATATATAGTAATTTAAAATATCAAACTCACAAGCGAAGCGCTTGTGTCTGCAAGGAAGCAACATTTATTAACGTTCCCACAAACGCGTAGTGGGAGAATGTTGTGTGAGGCTTATGACTGTAAGCTTACGTATCGTGGTAAAGTTGCAGGACAGTTTGTCAAAAATTTATGTTGAATGTCAAAATACAAAATGAAAAAACAAATGTACAAAGTACTAATTATATGTCGAGATTTTGTAGAATCTCATGTGAAAACTCTACAGGCCTTGTCAGCCTTACTGACTATCATGATAAATATTTATCAAACATGCTCTTGAGAATCCAAGCCGATTCAGGGGTTGATACTGAAGCTGTGGTTGCTTCAGCTGAATCTACTGAACAAAATGTTGGTTTCAATGATAGTGATAATAATGTGATTTCTTCGATACCACATCCTATGTCCTACACCAAAGTGGATAACTCCCAAAATGTCGATCTAGGAGATTTTCTTAAAAGACCAGTACAAATTCAGGAGTTTTCTTGGACTGTTGGTGGTACATTAGATGCCGCCACAGATAATTTTCATCCATGGAACTTATTTTTCAACCATACATCTATCAAGAAGAAGTTAGATAATTATTACATGGTTAGATGCAATTTACATTTAAAATTTGTTATTAATGCTTCGCCATTTTATTATGGTTGTGCAATTGCTTCATATCAACCTATGACAAATTTTAATCCAGCCCCAGTTATATTATCTTCGGCTGGTAGATTAGAGAATATTCCATTTTCACAACGTCCACATATCTATTTATATCCAGCTAATAGTCAGGGCGGTGAAATGGTATTACCCTTTCTCTATCACAAAAACTGGTTAGATGCTACTAGTTCGACTGATTTAACCGAAATGGGCGCCATTTTTGTGAATTCCTTTGATACACTTAAAGTTGCTTCAACTTCCACTTCACCCATTCGAATTACTGTTTATGCTTGGGCTGAAGATATTGAGGTAGCAGGTCCTACAGTTCGTTTAGCTGTACAAGGTAAGAGAGGGAAGAAAGATGAATATTCACATGAAGGAACAGTTTCTAAGCCAGCTTCGGCTATAGCCAGAGCTGCTGGTTCACTATCTTCAGTTCCTATTATTGGACCATTCGCAACTGCAACGAGTTATGCCGCTGAGGCAGTCTCTGAGATAGCAAGTTTATTTGGTTATACTGATGTACCTGTGATTGATGATGTACATGCTTATGTACCTAAACCATTCCCAAATATGGCAGCAACCGATATTGGTCATCCTATCGAGAAACTAACTTTAGATTCCAAGAATGAACTGACGATAGATCCTAAAATAGCAGGAGCTGATGTTTCAGACGAATTGTTAATTTCTTCTTTTGTGACGCGTGAGAGTTATATATTTTCTACCTCGTGGTCAGCAACAGATACCATTAATACATCACTTTTCTATTCACGTGTCACACCAAGATTGCAAGCTACGGAATCAATAACCAATGGGGATACAATTTATGCCACACCAATGTCTCATGTGGCTCGTTGTTTCAAGTATTGGAGAGGTGATCTTATTTATAAGTTCAAGTTTATTTGTACCAAATTTCATCAAGGTCGTGTTCGAATTAATTGGGATCCACGTGGTGATATTGCCTCATCGGGTGATTATACCACGGAAACATACACACGTATTGTTGATATATCTGAGGAGAATGAAATTGAATTCACTGTACCATACACTCAGCCTACTTCATACTTGAATGTGGATACTTCAATTGGTCAAGTATTTGGATCTTCGGGTATCTTAACTACTGCGGTCGGATCCAAATATAATGGTTTATTAACTATGAGAGTCTTGAATCAACAAACAAGTCCCATAACCACAGCAGATATAGATATACTTGTTTTTGTTCGAGCATCAGATAATATGGAATTTTGTGCACCTGTAGATCTTGATAATACCATATCTCCATATGCTATCCAGGGAGATTTCGATAGTGGTAATACGCAATTTGATTTAGGAACAAAACCTTCAACCACAGATCCTAACACGAATTTGATTTATATGGGAGAGCATGTGAGTTCTTTACGTCAACTCATGCGCAGAAGTTCTATGTATCGAAGAATTAATGAAACTGCAAATGTTGTATTACAGAGACATTGTACCATGCGGAGTGTTCTTGGTAGATCGTTAGCATATCCGGGGTATGATACTTACGGTTACAATACAGCGATAGGATTAACTTCAGCAGTTTCCGAACCGTATAATTGGGTATGTTGGACTTACACAACATGGTTTTCAACCTGTTTTGTTGGTTCGAGAGGTTCGTATCACTATTATGTAAATGGTAGTTATCTTCAAGGTTCAAATGCTGTCACTGTGGCACGATCCACTGAAACACATACATCATCTAATTTCTTAATCACTAATTTTGATGATCCTGGAACGGGAAATTTGGATTATGAAAGAAGAGTCTGTGATGGTGAGAATCAATCCCTAGGTATGACGGGATTAAATATTGTAAATCAACGAACAATGGCAGGTAACAATACTAGTGTGCCTATGTATAGCAGATACAAATTTCTGAGCAACAGTGTTTTATCACGCAATAATGGTAAATGGGATGATGAATCAAATTCTGATTCTATTGCTATAACTATGTTGTATCCCACAAATGCTGATTTGAGTTCTGATCACGCTCATCTCGATATCTATGCTTCTGCTGGCACAGATTTCAATTTGATATTCTTTTTGAATGTCCCAGTACTCTATCATTACGATAGTTTACCTGTAGTACCTTAACTACACAATAAAACACGATGGTCGATGTCGTGTCTCATATCTTTATATGAGTTCGAGCTTCGAGCTTGTCTGAAAGACGCTATCCTAAAGGATTGCTTCAAGGTTATTTTTTGTAACATTACCCA